CGTTGAACCGCTGAATGGTCGTAAAGCTGGAATGACACACCGCCGTTGTACCCCTTCTCGATCTCAAAAGCCGTATAATTCGCGGATTCCGTGAAAACGTTCTGCATTGTACCGCCCAGCATTTGCCGCGCCTTTTTGTCTGCGTCAACATAAACGCTGGTTATGCTTTTCAGCTTCTGTTGCCATTGCGCACCCTGAAAGACTTGCCCACGGAGCCATGCTTTGTAATCCTGCATGGTGATTTTCCCAGCTTGCACCTGTTGCAGGAGTTCGGCTGACTTCGCGTTATGCCGTTGCTGGAATTTGGCAAGTTCACGGCGCACCTCTTTAGCCGCTTGTCCGTACACCTTCCGAAGCTGTTTAGCATATTTCTGTTCTTCTTCGTCTGTGAAACGGTCGATATAATCAGCCATCCGGCATCACCTCGCTTTTGCCGTAATTCTCACGCTCTTTCGAAAACGCCCCTAAAACGCGATTTAAGGCCGGTCATTTTCTGGATGATACTTTATACCACCCAACCGCCGCACTGGCCTTGCGCCCCCGTTTCCGCTCGATTAATCGCCATTCGCTCCGGGTACGCTCCCCTGCGTCTGCTCACGGTCGAACTGCTCCACTTCTTCCACTGCGAACCTGTCTGTATTTTCAAGCCCTTTTCGCGCAAGGATTCCTGCGACTTCATCGACCGTGATGTTCGGGAGCTTTTGCAGGATGGTTTCATCATCCAGATACTGCGCTTCCATCATCACCATTTGCGTCTGTTCCATCTGGTTGCTGATGCGATTGCGTTTGAACACTGGCGTATCCTCCACCACCATCAATGCAAGCACCTGTTGCACGAATTTGATAATTTCATACTCAAAATCATCCGCGTTTTCGTCAAGTGGCTGATATGCCGCATCGATATGGTCATTGGTTGACCCAGCCGCGATTGTGTGGACATCCAAGCCGCCGAAATCCTCGTAAATCCCCGCCCGAATCGCGTCAAGATACGCTTGACGCGCCTGAAATGGGATTTCCTGAGTGTACGGAGTAACCCCGCTGTTGTCCGTATCCACAACGGCGATGTGCTGGATTTTAAGCCTGTCACGGAACTGCGCCAATTCTGCTTCCGTCATGCCGGAGCAATTCGACAGAATCCAGTAAATCTGCGCACAATCAGTCAGATCGTTTGCGAAGCCCGAACGGATAAGATCATAACTGTCGATGGCTCTTTGCATCCCCACAAGCGTTGACTGATGCAGTTTACTCCCCCAGAGCGGTACAATCGGCAACGCACCATAATTATCATTGCTGACAACTTCCAGTCCTCCTGCTTCGCTATATACATACTTCTGCTTGTATGCGCGTTTCGGCTGTACAATGCTGAAATTCATTTTCCCGCTGTTTCTTCCGCCCCTGAATTTGGTATAACCGTCTTCCTCGTAGAAATACGCGGTCATTTGCTTGTCTTTGCTCAACTGCCAGAAGCGGATTCCCGCACGAAGTGCGCCGGTCTCCTCGTCCCACAGCGGCACAAACTCTGTCAGCGGGAAGATATGGAGCCTGTCAACATTCCAAAACCCAAAGCTAACGCCATGGATGAGCGCTTTATACGCGGCATCCTTTAGCGCGGTGTCAAAGCCCGAACCAACCATTTCTTTCGTCATGTCAACGGTCTGTTCCACCCCGTCCACAATCCGTTTTTCATTGTGGTCGCTGAAAGATACACCGTTGCCAAGGCTGTACATTGTCCGCTGTGTGTTCAGCCGGTGAAAAAAGTTGCTGGCTATCCTGTTGTTCGCCGCCGTGAAATCCTGAACCGCAGAACCGGTGCTTGTGAAGATCGTCCGAACGTAGTTATAGATAGTATCGTTTTTCTGCCGGTCATAATTATCGGCGCTGATTGCAATTTTATATTCCTCGCTACTTGTGTGCTGGTTGATCGCTTTGCCGATGAACGCAAGAATGTTCGGCTCTTCCAAGTAATCCTGATAAGTAACCATTGGCATAACCCCTTTCTTTATACTGCCGCCACGCGGAACACTGATTTATAATCCTCCACCGCTTTTCGGTCGTACAATCTGCAAATGCAAGCCGCGCTGTCTGGTGCATCATCGTGTTCTGCGTCCTCCGTGTAATCCATTATCTGCGTTAGATACTCATGGTCGGTTCCCTCCAACCATTCAATGTTCCCCCACCACTTCCGAAGAAACGTTGCTATCTTTGTGTACTTGTTCTCTTTTTCGTGGTATCTGCGCACAGGCATATCAGGTTTCAGCCGCCGGATTTCCTTTAGCAGGAAGCCTTTGTCCGCGTTATCCTCGCAATACATCGGCGCACACATGAGCCTTTCTGCATCTTCAAGGATTGCGCCAAGTACCGCGTCAACGTGCTTGTGCCACAGCTTGCCATACATATACAGCGTGTCGCCCACTCGTTTCCCGCACGTGAACGCGGTGTAATCCTCGCCCCCGTATGCCGCGTCTATATGGGCGAAGCCATCGCGCAGAAGCGCAGGATTGGCGCAGAACTTCGGCGCGGTCTCGAATAGCGCGTTTTCCGCCGCGATGTGTTCCAACTCATAGTTAGCCGCGAACAGCGATGGTGACATTGTCTGCCGGATTGCTTCCAATTGGTCGGCGGTAATGATCTTGCGGATTTCTGGATGGTAGCAATCATAACGCTCCGCCGCTGGCATGATGGTAAAAGCGTCTTCTCTGTGCCATGGCGTGCCGGTGTTGTATATCCTGCCGCCCCTGTTCCGAATGTTCTGCAACTCTTGGTAGATGGTTTTCGTTCTGTCCCTCTCCGCTTTGCTGATCCGGTCTTGGACATTGACAATATCATCCGTGAATATTCGGTCAAAGTGCTTGCCAGTCAGACTGCCGCCTGTGCCGACCCCGATTAGCTGGCTTGTTCCTCGATTGTCTATTGACAGGCTTGTGTTGATCTCAGAGGATGATTGCGCGGTTAAGTTCAGATTCACCCCGTACAGGCAGTTGACAAGATACTGCGTGCGCGGATTAAGCAGAATCTTCGTCACCTGTTTCATGATTTCCTTTACATCGTTGTCCGTTTTGCGCATAAACATTGTTTTCTTGGACGGGAGCAATATGCAGATCAAGGCAAGGGCAATTGAAACGCAAGTGCTTTTGTATGTGCCACGGCTGGCCTGTAGCGTCTTATCTTCCGTCCCGCGCACCATGTCGGTTATCCATCGGTTGTGCAGATCGCCCAGCTTGTCAAAGCCAAGCAGTCTGCCGAAATCCGCTGGCCGATCTCGCAGGAATTCAAGCGCCTGTTCCCGTGTCATCCAGAACCGCCCTCTCTACCTCGTCAATGACAGCCTGATCGACTTCTGCAATCACGACTTTCTCCACGGGCTTTTGTCCCACCGTGTCACGGAGAACCTCGAACGCCCGAACATTGCCTTTCATGACTTCTGTGAAAAGCCGCTCCACAACCGCCTGTGTTCCTGTGCGCGTGTTCCCCTTGCGGTCGGTGTATTCCTGTTCCAGAAGCATTTCAAGCGCTTTTCTCAGGTCTCGTTTTTCGGCTCTGGCCTTGCCGGAAGCAATGCCGGCTTTTCGCGCATTAGCTCGGCGTTCTTCCGGTGTTCGCTGGCTGTTTGGCACAAGATTTTGCTCGTTCATTTTCTCACCGCCTTTCAGATATTATGAATTTAGAAGCACCGCCTTTTCGCCGGTGAAGTTCTCCCATCTCTGTACTATGACATCAATCATTATTCCACCTTGCCTTCCAACCGTAATTATCTGTTTCTTTGTGGCACTCATGACATAGAGTTAAACCATTATCAACATCGAACATCAATTCTGGATATTTGCAACGCTCTTTTATATGATGTGCTTCAATATCTCTTTTCCTTTGCCCGCATTTCTGACAAGTAAAATTATCTCTCGTGAATACTGCCAATCGCCATTCTTTATATTCTGCGCTTGTCCTTAACAAGTCAGATTCTTTCGTTTTGCCACCTTGCCAAAAATGAGATTGTTCTCCATTGCGTTCTCTATATGCTAAATTTCTGCATTCAGTCGAGCAATATTTTTGATTCCTGCTTTTGAATGTCTTAAACCTTTTACCGCATATAGGGCATTCTTTTTCTTCTGTTGCCCTTTTGCTCCAACATTCTTTTGAACAGTAAACAGACTTTCTGCCTTTGTGTTCGTGTATTGCTCGAAATTGTTTCCCACATATAGGACAAGTTGCAATTCTCGTTCTTTGTAAATGTGGATAATGCTTGCCCTTTTTACCGCCCTTTGGCATATACTTGTAACGGCATTCTTGTGAGCAATATTTTTGGTCTAATCGTTGCGGATGAAACCATTTTCCGCACTCGCATTGATTCCATCCTTGAAGTCTTGCTTTGCCGCATTTAGGACAAGTAGAATTTTTATGCTCTGGCTTTTCTTCAGTTTCAAATCCGCATTCTTTGCATATCCATTTTTGCAACATAATTATCACCTCTTAATAATTATATCACATTAAGTGGATTTATACAACTTCGGAATATGGTATCCTTTTCCCGTCTTTTAATAGAAACACATCTGCATCAGAACCCTTGAAATTGATATACCGCTGAATGATTACGGAAACGTATTTGGGGTCGAGTTCCGCCATATAGCATTTTCTTTTTAACTGTTCACAGGCTATTAGTGTGCTACCACTACCGCCGAATACATCAAGGACAATTTCGCCCTCTCTGCTACTGCTCTTTATTGCTCTACTGCATAAGGCTATCGGCTTTGGTGTTGCGTGACCGCCCGTGTGTTCTCTTTCGTCTTTTTTTGCTCTGTCAAAGTGCCATACATTGTTTTGATTATCATGAGTATTATCAAAATAGGCACGAGTTGAATAGTATTCCTTCTTGATTTCCTCGTATTCCTTTTTGAAGCCCTCGCCCTTTGCGTGATGTTGCCATGTCTTGTATTCTTCCTCTGTCGGCATCATCCATTGAGATTTATCAAACCAATGGCAACCACTTGTCGGAGAATGACCGCACATTTTCTTCATATCAGCGTTACTCCATCCCATGCGGTCACGCTCTTGTTTTAAGTAAATACGTATCGGCTCCCACGCTTCAAAGTAATTGTCAGCATTATTTGAAAATCCTTGCACTCCCATCATCACAAATAGACATTTTTCGTCTGCGACAGGATACATTCTAAAATCTTCCGATAACTGCCCTTGTCCGTTTCCCTTATCCCAAGTGATAAGGTTTCGGAATGTTATCTTGTTCTCTCTCGCCATCGGCTTCAAGATATTACTGTAAATATCC